ATGTCTAGGCACGGAATGAAAGGTCCTCATGGAGGAATGCGAGGAGGAGCAAAAGCAAAGGATTTTAAAGGCTCGCTTAAAAAACTTGTAAAATATATGAGCGTATATAAAGTGCAGATGCTTTTTGTCGCTGTTTTCGCAGTATGCGGAACGGTATTTAACATTGTCGGACCGAAAATATTAGGTAAGGCTACAACAGAGATTTTTAACGGGCTTGTCAGTAAAGTATCGGGCGGATCGGGAATGGATTTCGGAAAAATCGGACAGATCCTTCTTATTACTCTCGGTCTGTATGTAGTCAGCGCGCTTTGTTCCTTTATTCAGGGAATGATTATGACCGGAATCTCACAGAAAACGACGTACCGATTGAGAAAAGATATTACGGAAAAGGTCAATCGGATGCCGATGGATTATTTTGATACGAAGCCTGTCGGAGAGGTGCTCTCCCGTGTGACAAATGATGTAGATACTCTCGGACAGAGTTTGAACCAAAGCGCGACGCAGCTTATTACTTCTGTGACGACTCTGATAGGAGTTCTCGTTATGATGCTTTCGATCAGTCCGCTTATGACGGTTGTGGCGCTGTTGATCCTGCCGATTTCCGTTGGCCTGATCTCATTCGTTATGAAACATTCGCAGAAATATTTCAGCGGACAGCAGGAATATCTCGGAAATGTAAACGGTCAGGTCGAGGAAGTGTACAGCGGACACAACGTGATCAAGGCATTTAACAAAGAAGACGATGTGATCCGTGAATTTGACCGGACAAATGATAAATTGTATGAATCTGCATGGAAATCCCAGTTTTTCTCTGGAATGATGATGCCGGTCATGCAGTTTGTAGGGAACTTAGGTTATGTAGGAGTAGCGATACTCGGAGGTTTTCTGGCGATTAAAAAGACAATAGAAGTCGGAGATATCCAGTCATTTATTCAGTATGTGAGAAACTTTACACAGCCGATCCAACAAGTTGCTCAGGTGACAAACATGCTTCAGCTTGCGGCGGCATCATCGGAGCGGGTGTTTGAATTCCTCGAAGAAAAGGAAGAAGATCAGACGGTTGAACACCCTGTTTCGGTAGAAGGACTTCACGGAAATGTACAGTTTGAAAATGTTCATTTCGGATACAATCCGGAAAAGATCATCATTAACGATTTCTCTGCAAATGTAAAAGAAGGTCAGAAAATCGCAATCGTCGGTCCTACAGGAGCCGGAAAAACAACGATGATCAAACTGCTCATGCGCTTTTATGATGTAAACAGCGGTTCGATCAAGATCGACGGCCATGACGTAAGAGACTTCAACAGAAGCGAACTAAGAGAAATGTTCGGAATGGTACTTCAAGATACATGGCTCTTCCACGGAACGATCATGGATAACATCCGTTACGGAAAACTCGACGCAACAGAGGAAGAAGTTATACAGGCAGCAAAAGCAGCACATGTTCACCGTTTCGTCCAGACACTTCCGGGAGGCTATCAGATGGAAATCAATGAAGAAGCAACAAACATCTCACAAGGACAAAAACAGCTTCTTACGATCGCAAGAGCAATACTTGCAGATCCGAAGATCCTCATTCTTGACGAAGCGACAAGTTCCGTCGATACAAGAACAGAAGTAAGAATCCAAAAAGCAATGGATAATTTGATGAAAGGCAGAACAAGTTTCGTTATCGCCCATAGATTATCGACAATCCGAGACGCAGATCTCATTCTCGTTATGAAAGACGGCGATATCATCGAACAAGGAACACACACACAACTCCTCGCCCAAAACGGCTTCTACGCCGAACTATACAATTCACAGTTTGAATCAACAGATCAGACCTGCGCATAAAAAAGAGGACTCCGCAGCGTAAGCTTGCTTACAAGGTGCGGAGTCCTCTTTTTTAAGCATAGGGCGGACGCCCGTCAGTGAGATGAAGAGCGAAGCGATGAAATCGAACTGGGGTCTGATCGGACGGAGAGAAAACATAACCTGCGCATAAAAAAGAAGTTCTCTGCTGAGCAAGCTTGCTTGCAAAAGGCAGAGACTTCTTTTTTAAGCATAGGGCGGACGCCCGTCAGTGAGATGAAGAGTGAAGCGATGAAATCGAACTGGGGTCTGATCGGACGGAGAGAAAACATAACCTGCGCATAAAAAAGAAGTTCTCTGCTGAGCAAGCTTGCTTGCTTACAAGGTGCGGAGTCCTCTTTTTTAAGCATAGGGCGGACGCCCATCAGTGAGATGAAGAGTGAAGCGATGAAATCGAACTGGGGTCTGATCGGACGGTGGAGTTGAGTTCTGATCGGATGCAAATGATTTTTGTATGTGGTATGATGGGAGTTGAACTGCACTGAGTTTTTACAACCGAAGCTTGAGTGCAAGATCTTTCGCTCGTAGAAGATGCAACGAATGAAAAACGCCGCTATTTCGGCACTTTTGGAAACACATCAATTTCAAAATCAGAACGATCCTGCCCCTTTTTGTTTCGTTTTGTCTTTGTGAACATGATTTTTTCAATTAAAACCTTTAAAGCGCTGTTCTTTTCGGGAATTGTAAGTCTACCCCATTCGCCGAGCAAATTCTTACAGCGCGGAACGAAATTTTTACGGTTTGCCTGTAGTGCGAGTGTGGCGTGAAGGTCGTTCTGCGCGGAGATAATGTGCTCCATACATTCTTTTACGCGTCGCTCAAGAGCGTTTGACCGCTCGATAAAAATTTCCTTCGTATAGATACCCTGCTCGAGAAAATCAAAAAGGGATTCACGTTGCTTTAAAAGTGTTTCATGTTCTTTTTCAAAATTCTTAACAATCGCTTCTTTTGCAGCGACGTTCTCCACGTCTTCGGGCAACGCGTCAGTGAGCTCGTATTTATCTATGTAATTCCGCAGCCATTCCAACAAGGCGAGCTCTAACTCATCAATTCGGATACCGACTGTAGGGCATTCAGTATATTGACAAATCAGAATGTCATAAGGCGTTTTAGTATGCGCTTTTTTACGAACCATCAGCCGGCCACACTGGGAACACCGGACAAGACCGGCAAAAATATTCTGAATCGGTCTGTCATCACGCACCGGAGCGGAGCAGCTCCCTTTTGGCTGGTTGGCACGCTGGAAAAGGTCCGCGCTGATCCGGGGCGGCCAAACTGCATCGGCAAGAATATAATCTGACGAGTGCGGGCGAGAACGAGAAATTTTCCCATCTTTGACCGTACGAACCGTTTTCCGATGTCCCCAGCGAACTTTTCCGATATTTGCCGGATTAGATATAATTCCTTTTAGCGTGGACGGCGTAAACGGGCGTCCGCTTCTTGATAAAATTCCCATTTCGGCCATATGAGTACATGCTTTTTGATAACCGTATTGTTTATTGCCGCATAGATCATACATCAGATCGAGCACGGGGGATTCGGTTGGATCGGGAGCAAGAGAGAAGTGCTTACCATCAGGAGCGATAACGCGACGCCATCCGTAGGGCGGTATATTTCCGACATAATATCCGTCAGAGCTGCTTCGTTCTCTGCCACGCTGCATCCTGCGCTTAATTGTTGCGTATTCTCTGCGACTCATAAACAGACTAAATTCAAAGTATTCGTTATCGTACTCGTTTGCCGGATCATACGTCTTGTTAGGAGTAACGATCTTTGTGTTTGAGTAGAAAAATGCACGCTGTACCCGCCCTTGATCGATCGTATCTCCGCGGGCGAGGCGGTCAACGTCCATAACAAGACATCCGTCCCACATACAAGACTCTACTTCGGCCATCACTTGAGACATCACCGGGCGGGAATCAATACTGTCGCCGGAGACGACTTCGCGATAAATTGCCCCGATCGGAAGCGACAGCGTTTTGGCAAGCTCCAGCAAAGTGGTGATATGGCGCTCGAGCACATCGATTCCCAACGCTTCGAGATCAGCATCCTTCCTTGATTTACGAGCATAAATAAAATAAGACATTGCATCACACTCCTATGTAATTATATGTAAAAAGGTATAAAAATAACAGCTATCAAAAACAGATGTTCTGATTGCGATAGCTGACCGAAGATGATACAATATTTTTTGGTTGGAATGCTGTAGCATCTCCGGAGATGTTATAGTTAAGCCGTCCTATCTCTGCTGTGCGGAGAGGGCGTGTTGACCGCTCCTGTTGACGCAGGGGCGGTTTTTCTATCTATCTTCCAGTTTCTTTTGCTCGCGTTCGATCTGCTTAATGCTTTTAGTTGGGGTGGGGAGATCCTCTGGCATCGTTCCCCCTAATCGTGAAATAGTATCACGAACTTCTTTACCGACGTTATAGTGCGTCTGGTTGGCATTTTCTTTCCCTTGTATATTATCACGTTTAATTTTAGCCTCTGTTTGTGTGGCGCGAAATAAATTAGCGGCAAGTTCTTCATATCCCATATGGTCAAGGATTTTTTGAGATGGTTTCAATCCCTTATGGTGATGGATAGCCTTTGCATCCATACCACCGTATAAACCACGATACCCATAATTTTGAAAGATAGCGTAATCAAGGTTTGTTTCAACTCCTGCATTTTTTGCGGCTTCTACTAATAATTTATTATGCTCTGCCATTTCACGTCTGATAGCTAATCTCTTTTGGTCTTCATTTAATTCGTTAAAATTATCTATTAATTCTTGTTGTCTTGTCTTTACGGCGAAGTATGTCTGACCGAGAGCAATCACCTTTTTCCGGGAATCGCCATTCTGTACAATTAAATAACATGCATAGCGGGAGAGTGCGTAATCTGTAATTTCTTTTGTTGCAGATTTAGGCATATCTATCGTTTTGTTGACTTCAACAAAATGATGAAAGACATCATTTCCGCTATTTTCACAAGCGGTTACAGCTCTATCAATAACTCTAGAAAAGTTGCGCCACTCAGTATATTCTAGAGCACGCTGAAGTTCTCTTGCGTACCAAAACTCCTCTCCATATTCATTGATATGTTTAATGGATTCAAATAAAGATTCGGTATAGCTGTTCTGTTCATCCTCGGTAAGAGCCTTACTAAGAACACGATCATGTAATTCAGTTAATTTGTTTTCAAAATCATCCATTTATCACACCCTCTTTCTAACTATTTGGAAAATCTAGATAGTTGACATTTATGGTACATTTGCTATAATGTACTTAACAGGATAGCCGGAAGGTGACTGCACCTCACCCGCTCCGGCGCAACTTAAAAACTATAAGAAATAGTCGTCAGCTTTGTCATAGAGCAGCATAAAATTTAACTTCATATCTCCTTTTAGAGCACCTGCAAAGATGCTCTTATTGTCATGCAGTTTTCAAGGTTCAAATATATCTGAAAAGCATTTCTGCAATTTACTCAAAAAATCTTCATTTTAACCTTGACTTTTAATAGTTAGACTTTCTTTTGTCCCCTGTTCCTTTAACACCACTTTATATAATCACCGTAGTGGTTATATCTTTAAAATTTAGCTCTTAACTCAACAACTCGCCCGATAATTCTTACGGGCTTATTTTCTATCTCTTCATTTGAAAAGAACATAGGTTCGTAACAAGGATTACTTGAAACAAGTTCTATACCGTCTCGGTATTTTCTAATCCTTTTACAAGTAGCCTCGTCCCCGTTTATTGTAGCGATTACAATATCCCCACTTTCGGCGTCGTTTTGCTGCCGAACGATCACGACATCGCCGTCGGAAATTTTGGGTTCCATACTGTCACCCTTGATTTGAAGCCCGAAGAATTCACCAGTTCGAGCCATCTCCAGTGAGATTTCTTCTGTATCTATAATATCGGTAACGGCATCGATCGGGATACCGGCAGCAACACGACCGAGAACGTTAATTATAATACCTTGATTTTTGCGTGAAATGCTAGTAACAAGTTTACTATTTACATATTCAGAACCGGATTCATCAAATAGAGCTCTCCTCTTTATAGAGGTTCGACCATAAAGAAAATCCATATCAACATTGAAATAATCAGCAATTTCTTCATATTTTTCAACACTTGGAAGACGTTGACCTGTCTCCCACATAGCAACGGTACTTTTAGAAACATGAAGAACTTTAGCTAATTGCTCTTGACTAAACCCTCTTTCATTGCGAAGAGCTAATATTATATTTTTGAAATCCACTATTATATTCACCTGCCTTTATAGAAATATCTAGTTTATAAAATTATAATATCACTTTGTGTGAACTATGTAAACACAACATATCACTTTTAGTGAAAATGCACAAAACCAAAAAAGTTCACTCAAAGTGATTGACAAAGGAAAATAGTAATGCTAGTATGAAAACACAAAGGGTCACTAATAGTGAACAGGAGGTGATAAAAGTGGATAGGAAAAGGATAGGCAAAAAATTAGTGGAATTGCGCGGAACACGCACACAAAAAGAAGTGGCACAAGCTATTAATGTTTGCCAGAGCACATATTCGATGTATGAAAATGGTGAAAGACTTCCTAGTGATGAGGTAAAGAAGAGAATTGCAGAATATCATAAATGCTCTGTGCAATTTATTTTTTACAATTAAAAATCACTATAAGTGAGAAATGAAGGAGGTGACATAGATGTATATACATGAAGCGGTAGAAAAAGCAGTGAAAGAAAATGGAAAAATCATCAGATCATCCGCACGGAGACCGGAATCCGACATATATTCCGAGATTACTCCGACGAATTCTTATGATGCGTGTCTGATCACGGTATTGCATGATGGAAAACCGAGAAAAACAGCAGGGCGATGGAATCCGACAGCGGATGATCTGATGGCTGACGACTGGACTGTTATCACGGAATGAATTTAGAGATAAAGTCAGCAACTGTCAGCAGAGTTTCCTTTTTCTGATTCTCCATCTTTACGATGGCGACATCGGAAAGGGAACAATCGTAGATTGTATCGTCGGCGTAACTATTGTCGAGAAAACCATTACGCCCAAGTTCGCGCAGAACATCTTCAACGTCTTCGAGTGACCAGTCCGGAAACAAAGATGCATGAATCGATTCTGCGGAAGAGAAACATTTTGCACGAGACCGTGAAACATTGCCATCACGGCGCACAAGGTATTCCTTATAGAGCTGATACAGAACAGTCTTAGCTTCTTTTGTAAGCATAGCAATAACTCCTTTCCCTAGTGTTCCGTAACACCACGAACCGGTAACTAAAGTATAGGGGATTAAGAGAGATAAAACAAGCGTATAATTTGCAACGCTCTGGGCGTAGAAATCGGGAGATTTATCAAAAAAGATAGAGGAAACAAAAGAGGAGGTGACGTAGATGTGGACATTTATATTTTTGGTAGCGGCGGTGTTCTTTGCAATTGGATGTCTTAAATGGAAAGTGTCGACGCTGGCTTTGATTTACTACATGGAGAAAAACCGGCACAAGGTTCCTAGTAAAGAAGAGATGAAAGAGTGCACCGGTTTTGTAGTGAAAAACATGATAAAAGATTTAACGCACTGGGCAGGTAGTCATTAATCATTGAGGTTAGCAACAAAACATAACAAAAAGGAGGCGATGAAATGAGCGTTGTAACGCGGAATGTGTCTGAATATGTGAGAAAGAAAGGCATAAATTTATCAGAACTATCCCGAAGCACAAAGATACAGTACAGGGCAATTTATGACAGTCTTGCAAAACCAGAACGCGATAGGGATCTTAGAGACCATGAGTTGATTAAAATTTGCACGTTCCTCGGAGTCGATCCGATGGACTTCGCAGATAAAAAAGAAGCGGAGGAGGCAAAACCTTGATAACAAACATCGTAAAAAGAATATACCGGGAAATAAAAAACGCAGAAGAACTGGAAAACCAAAGAAAAGAACTTGAAGAAAAAAGCGAGAAACGCAATAGAGAAGTAAAAGCGTCTGTGTGGCTCGTAGAATCCAAAGCAAGAAGTAACAAAGAATGGACCAAGATATATATAGACAAAAAGCACAAAAAAATAGCTGCACTTGCAGGGACAAGCACAACTATAGGGGTTATTTGTTTGATTTTGTTGAAATTTTATATTCATCAAGCACGGTCTTTTTCGCTTCGTTTAGCGCTTCTTGAAGGTAAAGTATTGTAGCCTCGTCGGTGGGAGAATCAAGAATTTCTTTCTTTATTTCTTCATAAAGACGGTTAATGGCTTCGAGAACTGTCATATAAGCTACCTCCTTTATTGGTTATTATGATAAAAAATTTTACCACAACAAGAAAGTATAAACAAGAGAACGCAGCGCTTTATTACATAGGCTTCAGAGATAAACTCCCTACATTTTGTATGGATTTTGAAGCAAGACCAGATGAATTTACATAGACAGAGAAGAAAAAGGAGAAGTATTGGAAATAAAAACAATGCAAAACATATTAGACACGACGATGCTTTTAATACTATGGATATCAGCATTTGCCGGACATAAAGTAATGAAAAAGATACAGCCGGAAATTGCAAGACTGTATCTCGGATATGCGATATTTATATGCATATTAGTCACGGGTTTCGCAGTAGCTTACCAATTTCGAGGTTGAGCTGCTCCAACAAAGGGCGTATCAATATCGCGACTCGAAAAAGATTGCAATATAGGAAATGCAACCATTAAAAAATGGGACGAGTCAGCGCCTAGAGTTGACACATTAAAAAGGTTGCCGACTACTTCGGAGTATCTATCGAATACTTCCTAGAGTAGTGTAACAGGAAAGGTGTCCGATAAAAAGGACTTTGAACCAGAAGAGGAGGTGAAGGTAATAATGAGAATAAAAATAATTTTTCACATAACAAGGATGGACGATGTTAGTGATGTTTTGAAGAAAGCAGAAGAATTAAAGAAAGAGCACCCCCATACAGAAATTAGTATAGAGGTTCTAGTATAGAAAGATTATTTCTTTCTGATTTCGATGGCTTTTAACCCAGTTGTAGAAATTGTGTAACTTGTACTAGAACTATACAGGTAAATCTCTGAGTGAATCCTAAAATGCTGAGATGCAATTTCATCGCCCGAATATGTTCTTATTCCGGATGAAGTAGGAATTTCGATTTTATCTACATTCGTGCACAAGTGATCATTTCCATCGAAATATGAAAAATAAATATCATACATATAGTAGCTACTCCCTTCTTAATACTCGGCATGCCGGTGCCTGTATTTAAAGTATAGGAGATTTTTAGGGACAACGCAACAAGTACAAACATTAAAACATAAACATAAACAGGAGGTGAAGAACGTGATTGTTGAAGAAATCCGCATAAGAGGTGCAACAATCCGAGTGCATGACGACAGTTATGTAAACCGTACAAAAGAAGAGATCCAAAGCAGTATAGACGCATGCAGTCGGATTATCAGAGAAGCATTAATACGAAAAGAGAAAACCGCGTAAGCGGTAGAAAGGAAGGACAAGCATGGAAGAGATGAAATTACAGGCAGCGCCGGAGTTGGAGCTGATCCCGATCGAGCGAAGAAATTTTCCGGAAGCGGATCACAAGCGGGAGAAACGAAAGATCCAGCGCAAAAGAAAAGAAAGAGACAATGCTGCAAGAGGACTGGTCACAGTAACGGTTGCCAGCATGATGTTAAATGCGGTGATGGCTGTGATTATTTACATCCTGCAGGCAGGACCGATCTAAGGAGGTGAACAAAGAAATGGACGAAGAAATAAAGAAAGACGCCGAAGAAGAAATGAACTGCATCTTGGATCTGCTCGAAGATTGGTGTCTGAAATACGATCAGGATTATGTAAATACGGTCGTACTTGTAAAAAATGATCAGATCACATCGTGGGGAAGCGTAGGCAACCAAGAAGACTTTGACGTTTACAGAACAAAAAAGCGCCCATAAGAGGCGGCAGCCTCTAGGACGCATAACTAAACAACCAAGATTATTGTAACAGAAAGGATGAGAAAAGTGAAGAAGTTTAAACTAACAAGCGAATTTATTGTAGATATTTCCGGCGTGAAACTGTTTCGCATTAAAGCGTTAATTGAGTTTGGCAATGTAAAAGCCGGGGATTTGGGAGGATACATAGAAAAAGAAGAAAACCTGAGTCATATGGGCGATGCATGGGTTTCCGGCGATGCACGGATCTCCGGCGATGCACAGGTTTTCGGCGATGCATGGGTTTTCGGCGATGCATGGGTTTTCGGCAATGCACGGGTTTCCGGCGATGCATGGGTTTTCGGCGATGCACAGGTTTTCGGCGATGCACAGGTTTTCGGCGATGCATGGGTTTTCGGCAATGCACGGGTTTCCGGCGATGCATGGGTTTTCGGCAATGCACGGGTTTCCGGCAATGCACGGGTTTCCGGCAATGCACGGGTTTCCGGCAATGCACGGGTTTTCGGCAATGCACGGGTTTTCGGCAATGCACGGGTTTCCGGCAATGCACGGGTTTCCGGCGATACACGGGTT